TGCAGCATCAGTGGATGATGCTACTGTCTGGAATGATACAGCACCTACAAGTTCTGTATTTTCAATAGGAACGAATACGGATGTTAATACCGATACCGAAACCTATGTAGCATATGTTTTTACGAGTGTAGAAGGATTCTCCAAGTTTGGTGGATATACTGGAAATAATGAGATTGATGGTACGTTTATTTACTGTGGGTTCAAACCAAGATTTCTTATAGCAAAGAAAATAGCAAGTGGAAATTGGATGTTAAGTGATACGGCAAGAAATCCATATAATCCAGCAGCTACATTGTTGTTTCCGTCTACTACCGATGCTGATACTACAGGTACAGATTATATAGATTTTGTAAGTAATGGTTTTAAATTAAGACATACAGGTGGTTTAAATGCAGCCGTGGATTATATCTTTATGGCATTCGCAGAAAACCCATTCGGCGGCTCTGGTGTAGCACCAGCAACAGCGAGGTAGTGATGTTTAGAACAAGTGATGGTCAGGTTATCAGTGCTGGGCGCTCGTGGTCTCAGGATGGTGTAACTCACCCAAGAAACTGGAACATCTGGAGTGCAGAATATAAGGCATCTCTGGGCATTACCGAAATTATAGAAGAACCACATCCTGACTCTAAGTTTTATAAGTGGTCGCAGAACGAAGATTTAACTTACAACCAGACTGAAAGATCTCTGAGTGATGTACCGCAAGTAGATAGAGATGGTAATACAGTCAATGATGCTGACGGCAACCAAATTATTTACGACGGGCTGAAAACCATTTGGATCGCCCGGTGCAAAATTACTGCGAACACTCTTCTTGCTCCAACCGACTGGCAAGTAATCGCCAAGGCTGAACGGGATCGTGCCATTGACAGCGGTGTTGCTACATATCGTGCTGCGGTAATCAGTGCCTGTACGGCAATCGAGGAAGCGATTACAGGTGCGGCAAATATGGCTGCTTTTCAAGCTCTGTTTGATACTCCGGTAGGTGGAAACGCTCCGGTACACGATTGGCCTGAAGGTTTGTAACCATGTTGAAGAATATATTGGCCGGGGTCGCTTTTGCGGCCCTTTTTTATGCCACGCCTGTTCATTCCGAGTTAAAGGAGATGCCCCTTGAGGGGGCCATTACACATCCATGCGGTGGAGCAGGGCTGGAGTTACGCAGTATCACGCAATATTTCCAGCATCGGTGGCAAGCACGTCATATAGATTTAGATGATAGTGCAGTAAAAACGTGGGTTGCGTACCATAAGATAGAAGATAAGAACATTACGCTGGTTCGTGTTTTTCAGTCGTATAAGCAACGAGAGATGGCATTGGTGTCGGCAACACGATTTGTTAATTATCTAAATGGTAAGCCTCTGGTTGATTTAATGTGCTTGGTTAAAATGAACGGTAGATTATATCTGGAATATTCAGCAGAGGAACTACAAGCCATTTTAGCAGGCAATGGATCGGATATCTAATGCCGCTTTCAAAATTACAATTTAAACCGGGTTTGAATACAGAGGTTACTTCGTACAGCAATGCAAGCGGCTGGAGAGATTGTGATAAAATCAGGTTTCGGTTTGGGTTTCCAGAAAAGCTGGGGGGCTGGATAAAGTATAGCACCAGTACAATGGTCGGCACACCAAGATCATTGCATTCTTGGAGAGCGTTGGATGCTTCTGAGTATATGGGGATAGGGGCTGAAGCGAAGTTCTATATTGAAGAGGGTCTTGGGTTTAATGATGTCACGCCTTTGAGGGATACAACGACTGGAGAAGCCACCTTTGCTGCTGTGAATGGGTCAACGACAATAACGGGTACAGACAATGATCACGGTGCTATCGTAGGAGATTATGTTACGTTCAGCAGTGCGGCTTCGTTGGGAGGAAATATAACGGCTGCTGTTTTGAATCAGGAATACAAGCTACTTACGGTCCCGTCTGCGAATACATACACATTTACTGCAACAGCAACGGCGAATAGCTCTGACTCTGGGAATGGCGGGGGAAGTACCGTCGCTGCTTATCAGATCAATGTTGGAATTACGACGGTTGTTGGAGGCACCGGGTTCGGAGCAGGAACATTTAGTCGAGGGACATACGGATCGGCTGCTACTACTGTGGCTGGGGGTGGCTCTCTCAGGCTGTGGCGGCAGGATAACTTCGGTGAAGATTTGGTGTTCAATATTTATGATGGGGCGATTTATTATTGGGATAAGAGTGTACAGGCCGCAACCTTTGGCAGAGCCGTTACTTTGGCTTCCCTTGATTCAAGTGCGCCTACCATAGCCCGTCAGATGCTGATTTCTGATCGTGATCGTCATGTGATCGCTGTGGGGTGTAATGCTCTGGGAAGCTCCGTTCAGGACAAATTGTTAATCAGGTGGTCTGATCAGGAGAGTGCGACGGACTGGACTCCTACGACAGCAAATACTTCTGGCGATCTTTTGATTGGCAATGGATCGCAGATAATGCAGGCCGTAGAGACGCGGCGCGAGATTATTCTTATTACGGATATGGGCGTTCATTCTTTGCAATTCATTGGCCCTCCGTTTACTTTTGGGATCAATCAGATAGCGAATGGCACCACTATCCGAGGCCCGAATGCAGCCGTTGCAGTTGGGGATGGTGTGTTCTGGATGGGGCGTGACAGATTTTATACATACGATGGACAGGTAAAGCCTCTCCCATGTCCTGTACTGGACACGGTGTTTCAATCATTTAATGACGAACAGGGAGATAAGGTTTTTGCAGGGTCTAACAGTAGCTTCGGAGAAGTGATCTGGTTTTATCCTAGTGCTTCAAGTGCAGAGAATGATAGATATGTTGTCTATAATTACTCAGAGAACGTCTGGTATTTCGGGACTATTGAACGCACCGCTTGGCTGGACCGTGGGTTAAAGCAGTACCCAATAGGAACCAACACTTCCACTTATTTATACAACCATGAGTTTGGGGTGGATGATGATGAAGACGCGATGACCTCCTACATCGAAAGCAGCCCCACGGGTGTAGATGATGGTGACCAATTCCTTTCGCTGCGCCGCCTTATTCCAGATATTGATTTTTCCAAGTCAGATGATTCCGCCTCGAAAGAAGCAGTCTTTACAATTAAATCACAGAGATTCCCCGGTTCAGGATTCGTTGGGACATCTACTTCTACGGTCACCAGTACAACTGATCAGAGTAACATCAGGGCCAGAGGTAGGTCATTTGGATTAAGAGTGGAGACAACTGGTCTTGGTGTGTCGTGGAGACTTGGGTCTCCTCGCGTTGAGATACGGAAGGATGGGATGAGATGACAGTCAGTCGCTCTCTAGTTCCTCCGCAATTTAGTGTGCCGCCAGATAGTTATAGCCAGTCTTATTTTGCAGATACATTGAGGGCGCTCTCTCTGTTTGTGTTTCAAGCCATACAGCCGGGTGTAGGTCGTGCGACAAGGTTAACGCTTACTGCATTGTCACATAATGATGTTGGACTTGAGGTTGGTGGATTGTTTCAGCACGACGGCTTCGTAAAGATAAGTCGCGTTGCCTATCCAAACCCAGCAGGGGGTGAAGGTACTGGCTCTGTTGGTTCAGTAACTGTTACTACATCATAGGAATTATTTCTGATGCCCAGATATCCTATTCTTACTTATGATAAGGCACAAGGCGGGATAGCTGGATTCCCCATTGTTAGAGCGCAAAGCCTTGGTTCTTTCGGTTCATATGCTACGACGGGGGGTATAGGAGTAACCGGAGCTACTGGTGGTCCCGCTGGAGGTCATACTACAGGTCTGGGTGGGGGTGAAAGCGGTGGACCCTCTGCTACAACAACAACAACAAATTGGAGCAAAATGGGACCGACGACGCGCACGCAAGCGCCCCTAGCTCCGACAAACCCATCAGCGCCACCCAATTGGACGCTTCACAATGCCATGAAGAGTGTTACTGATGCCTATACTAATGCTCCTACTTGGGCAAAGGTAGGATTAGGCACACCTGGACTTTTTGGGAATTTTTTGGCTAGTACTTTAGGGCTGGCTGCTATTAGTGGGGAAGGCTATACCGGGGAAGGATCTCCAGGTGGTCAGTTAATTGACACAAGATATCGTGACTTCCCTCAAGGAAACTTCCCAGAATCTGTGTATTTGGGGGACGAAATTGTTACTCAGTCTCCCGGACCCGGACCCGGACAAGGTGCATTAATTTATCAAGAAGATGAAATGGAAACTAACCTAGAGGATAGGCTAATGCCAATTGTTACAGCGCAAAAAGGGTTTCCGACTATCAGGGCGCAAGGTGGATTGGGGGGAGGTGGATTGGGGGGTCTTCTTTTACAATTGAGTCCTGAATTTAGAAAACTGTTTGAAAGCCAAAGGGGCAGTGGGGAAACATTCGATCCAACTCAGCCAACTTTAGTGAATAGGGGGTTTGTTGGTGCGCCTTCCGATTACCAGCATGGCATTATGGATCAATGGAACTACTACCCTGAATCTGGACAGGGAACTATCGCGGAGATACCCAGAGTAGACCCCGCTACTGGAGCCGGGGTGGCAACATCTCCTGCGGATGCTGACCTGTTAGCCTCTGCGGGGATTCCTAATTTAGCGGCAAAGCATGGATATAACCCCAGTCTCCCAACTGTAAAGAAATTTATGGGTGGGTTGTTTGAGGGAAGTTCTACAGCTTATCCTGAAGATGGTGGGTCTGCGCCGTCTGGCGGAGGTTCATTCGGTGGTGGGTTGGTAAGTATGCTTATGAATAACCCGAAAATTCTAGGTCTCTTGGAAGAAGAGGAAAAAAGGCGTGCGGGAGGCCCCATCAATTTAGGTGGTACACTTCCAGCAGTACCCATGAACACTGGTGGTATGATCCAGGATGCCATGCGGTTGCAGGCTGCTGGTAGCGGCCCGCATAACCAGCTTGTCCATATGACACAGGGTGAAGTTGACGCGATGAATGCGTTGGCTGGCTCTGGTATTGGCGGTCTCCGTTCCAATGGCATGGCCATCAATCCTCAAACAGGATTACCTGAAGCAGG